ATACTTGATGCTGCTGTTCCGTTTACAGTACCAAATGCACTTGTATAAGAACCACCGCTTCCAGTAATCACTAAACTTTTAACGTCTCCAATCACTACATTAGTAAAATTAAAAGTATGTGAAGCAGCAGCAGTCATTGTAAAAACATCTCCCAAAGAAGTATTTACAGTCACATCTGCTGCGCTATTGTCTAATGCACTTGAAGCAGTATATTCAGCTCCTAGCTTTGCATTAGTCACTGAGTCATCTGTTAAGAATAGATTTGTTGATCCTTGAGAAATTACATCAGTTGTGAATGATGTCCCTGATAAATCTTGAGTGTCACTTGTGTAAGTGATCCCAAACATTTGAGCAAAGTTTTTTCTTACTGAAATAAAAGCATCTCTGAGGTTTTGTCCCTCGCCATCATTTGCATTGCTTCCGACATTAATGTTAATACTAGGCATTTTATTTTATTTTATTTATTATTAAACCATATCAATAGTGACACTGAGTGAATTATCAATTCGAATATCTGTTCTGTCTAAACTTATTAAGCTGCAAATTGGATAGACCCAACCCCAGCCCTCTGATCTGTTATTGTCACCCCACCAGCTGTCACAATAAATTTTCCCAAAATTTGTCATAAAACCCAATCAATTGTGTATGATTCATTTGAAGGTGAAATGTCATCATTGCTGTTTGAAAACCATTCTGGAAATTTGCTTGCAGCATGAAAAGCCATGTGGTCCAAAAATCTTTCTGTATAGCTTTCAGCTCTATCTCTCTCAATTTGAATAATGTCTTTCATCTCATCCAAACTAACTTCGCTTGAATTTTCTGAACTGTGTTTGTAAACACCTTTGTTTGAAACTGTGATTGATGCCGTTTTTAAAAATTCACTTGTTGCCAGGTGAATCAATATAGGTTTGATGTAATCATCTAAAAGATCTTTGTAGTCTGTCGGAATTGATGTTCCATTATTAATCAAAGCAGTGATTGCATTTACATAATAATTGTAAAGATCCGTTCCGATTATTTCTTTTAAATATTGAGTCTGACTAATGTGAAGAGCTGGAATCAATTTGTCTGCATCAAGATCGCCTGAAATTATTGGTGATCTTCTTACTATGTCTTCTTTGCTGCAAAATAAAACGTTCGCCATATTATAATTTTTTTATGCTTTTCCTTTTCCTGGTCTTTTACTTGGAGGTGTTCCTTCAATACCTTTCCTTTTTAATCCTGGTACATTTGCAACATTTTTGTCATTCTCTAGATTGTCAGTTTTAGATGTTGGTAAAAATTTCCCTTGTGCGTTTCTTTTTCTAAAAAATAGCATTCTCTTCCAATAATGACGGCAGTTTTTACCGCCCAAATGAAGAAAAATATCGTAATTGTCAGAGCCTCCTTTTCCGAGTCCAGGGTTAGGGTCTAAAGCAGACAGTTCGTTAATGTCTTCGAGTCTGTATAATAATCCATATTTGGTGCCCTTGTTCCTTTTCATCATAGTTTGACAAAACTTTCTTTGTGGCTTTGGATTGCCAGCATAGACATACCTTAATTTATAAAGGCCTTTGTCCTCTTCGCTTTTAGCTTCTGGATTTGCTGTGTTTTTAAATAAATTAATTTTACTTAAAAGCTGTTCTTCTTTTGCATCAACAACCTTTGTCTCTTCGATAAGTTCCCACTCATCACTTATGTCCTCACCAAATTTTTCAATGTTGTCAATTACTAAATTTTCATGATCTTCGCTTAAATCTGGCAGGTTTTTAGATAGATTCTGATTCTTTTCTATTTTAGAAAATAGCTCTTGTGTTGCTGTTCCTGCAAACATTGACTTTGCAACTTCAAGATCAAACTGAAGCATTTGCACAAGAAAAACAATTGCTTGATCTTCAGAAATAATTCCCTCTTTTACATTTTGCAAAATGGAAAGCGCCGAGGCTATCTGTGCTCCATTGTAAGAAGCTTTGTTGTCTTCTTCAACTTCTGCAACAGGAACTGTTGTTTCAGTCACCTCCTGGATTGTGTCTGTTTCAATTTCTTGACCTGTTTCTTCTTCAATTTGATCCTTAGTCACTAATTCTTTAGTGTCTGTAAATTCGATCGGTGTCAGTGTTTTAATATAAAGCTTTAAAGAAATATTGTTCACTGATAAAATATTGTCAACAGCCTCTAAAATTAAATCTTGATATGGTCTAATGACAATGTTTTCCAAAAGATTCTGAGCATTTTCTATCTCTTCAGAATTTGATCCAAGGCCATTGTTTCCATCTCTTATCCCAACTAATAATGGACTTGTGATTCTGTTGGCTAATAATAGCTTTCTTGTACACTCTTCAGCGACGTATTGATATATTTCAGCAGCATCATCAACACTGATATTTTCAATCTGTGTTTTGTTCTCTGGTGAATCGGTAAAGCTGACAATAATTTTCTCTCCATCTGATCCAGTAAGCTTGTTCATGATTTCATTTTTTATCATGATTTGCTTTTCCTGTGTCGGAATACCATTTGTCATGGAAATAAGCATGCGGCCCGAAAAAGAATTCTGAACTAAATTCACTAAATATGAAGATATTTCAGCCTCAAGCTTTGAGTAGTTTAAAGAAGAAACAAAATCTGGCGGCGAATAATAATGCATTGAAGGAATAAATCTTCTGATGATATAAATTTCATTAGATGCTCCTGATCCAAACACTGGTATTCTTGTTAACTCCTCAGGGTTCTCATAGTTTTTCCAATCTGGATGATAATAATAAGCGTTGATTTTTCCCTTGGAATCACATTTTTCTGCTCTTAATGTTTCCCTGTTAAAATGTGAAACTGTTGCGACTTTTTTGCCTTTGTAGGTAATCTGAAAAGCTGCTTCTCCTAACAGCTTTAAATCTGTTGCAACTTTTTTAATACAGCTGTTTTTGAATAAGCTTTTAAAGTTTGCAAATTCATCTGGTTTTTCTGATGCATCATGAGCATGAATTCCTTTTCCCGCTATTTGATTTGAAATTCCTGTGACAATTGAGGATGTTGTTGGTGAATTTAAATACGCATCAATCACCTCACTATAAAAATCATTATTTTCTCCAAATGAAATAAAGTCCTCCCTGGGATCTTCAGTGATCTCTGGTGTCTGATATGCTGATAAATTTAAAACATGGAAATCGCTGTTATTCATAAACTAGATAATCATTTGTTTGTGTTGTGTTTGTTGTATAAATCCCAGCATTAACAGAATAATCAGAAACAGTTTGATTTGTAGCTAGGATCTTGTCTCGATATAAAACAGATCCGTCAGCTGTGTTTGTAATTTCAAGTAAATAAGAGCTGTCTCTTGTCTGATCTTGTTGCAGTGCTGCTGTGTAAGTGTAATAATAATCTACTTCTGTAAATGTGCTAACTGTTGCACTGTGGACCTCTTTGTTTTGTTCTTCGTTTTTTATACTCACTTTAAAAATATTTGACCCTGTTGGATTATATGATTTAGGAATTAAAAAAAGAGTGTTGTTTGTTTGTGTTCTGTCGATAACCTGCATAACTATTTCAATTTGAAAGTTCCGATTGCTGTGTTATATAATTTTTTTGATTTTAAAACCTTAAAAGCATCTTCAGTCAGTGCTTTTTTAACATCCTTTTCTGTTGCTTTATTCCACTCTAAAGAATCAAAAGGTTTAAATATGTATTTTGTTTTTTCCATGTTGTTTTTTTATATGTTTTGAAGGGAGCAGCAACCGCAAACTCCCAAACAAAACACAATTAATTTAACTGTTAGTTCCAGCAGTAACTGTGACAGTCGCTGAGGACATTCCCGCCAATGGATTGGCAGCTGTTGCTCCATTTATGAAGTCTGGACTTTCCGTTTCTTCTGACAAAAACTCGAGTTTATAGCCAGCCATATCACCGAAATTTCCACCAGTTTCAATTGATGCTGATTCTAGTGAGCATCCGTTAATTTTTCCTAATAAAAAAGCATTTGAATTTCTATCAACTACAATTATATGCGGACGGCCGTATGAAATCAAAGCGATTTCAGATCGGTCTTCTTTTGATAGTTTAGGCAATGTAATTGATAAAGCAGTACTATAAAAACTTGTCCCATTTTCTTTTGAAGATGTGAGACTTGTTGTCATTGTATTTGCTGAACTATTAAGATCATATTTAAAAATGGTAAAAGTGCCACTCATGTCAGATATTTCGTTTGATGATTCTGTGATTGTACCTAACTCACCGTGATTGGTAAGGTAAATCGCTGATATTCCGCCACTTATATCTTTACAGTTTATGGCTCTTCCTTTACTGAGATTGCACGCCATCTGATTGATTTTTAGTAAGTTAGGGAGGTTTTACCCTCCCTTACTTTGATTATTAATTATGAATATAAAACAACCTCAGAACCCTGAGCAATTGCAACACCAGCTGATCCTCTTAAGATCACTCGTGAATTTTGTGACCCGTCAATCGGTGCCATGTCAATGATTGAAGCTTGATTTAATTCGCTGTATAAAGATGATCCAAATATTAAGTTTTCTTTTGTTGAAGCCATCATATCAGTTGAAGTCATCCCTGGGCAATGTACAACAGGAATTCCATCGAAATAAAGTTCTTGTTGACCTGCATACCAAGTGTTCATTTTGCCGTCGATTCCGACAGTTGCATTTGCTCCATTAACACTTCCAAATCCTCCAAGGCTTCTGATGTATGCTTGATAAATTGCAGTTGGAACAAAAATAGAAAGGCTTTCTTGACCATAGATTGCGGTCGGGATCGAATCAACCAAACGGCCAAGCTCAGTAGTTACATTTGTCGCCGAAATCGCAGCTTTTGCAACATCAACAACATCAGCGTTTGCAGCTGCTAAAACTTCAAATCCATCAAAAGGAATGCTAGTGCTTGCAGATGTTCCTGTCCATACAGCTGATTCCATTGCTGAAGCAGTTTTTGCAACAACATGCTCAAGAATAAAGTCTCCAAAAGTTTTTGGAAGACCAGATTTGATTCCTTTTAATTGTAAAGATTCCCATGAACTTCTGTAATTTTTTGAACATAATTCCAGATTTACCTGTATCTCAGCTGGTTGCAAAACAACTTCTGTTGTTGTTAAAGTTCCAGTAGCTGTAAAATCACAAGATCCTGGCTTGATTAAATTGCCATCTGAGTTTAAAACTTGGATGACTTCTTTAAATTGTATGTTGTCTCTGATGTCGATTTTTCCAGAGGCTAAAGTTTTTCCCGAAAGCAAAGCTGCGCTTAAATAACCTGAAGCCGCTTTTCCGCTATAAGTGGAATTGATAGTGTGTGTAGTTGGCATTTTATTTTATTTTATTAATTATTGTTGTAAATCATTTGTCGTATTCTACTTAAGTGAAGACTTACATTTTGATGTTGATTGTTTTGATGAGATGCAAGCATTTCTGGATTATGAGCAATTGGCTCAACTTCTTCAGAACTCATTTCAATCTCTTCAACTTGTTCAACTTCTTTTGTCTCTTCTTCTTTAGATAGATCTTCTTTTTCAAGGATTGATTTTAATTCATCAATCATTGTTTTAACTTCTTCAAGTTCTTGTTTAGTAGCGTATTCTTTTTCATCTTCAGCAGCTTCAACTTCTTCGGTTTCTACTTCAGCAGCTTCAACCTCTTCAGTTTCTTCCGCTGGAGCTTCTTCTTCAGCAGCTTCTTTGATTTCATCGATTACGCCTTCATTTTTAACAACAAGGACTCTTGAATCTTCTAATGTGTATTCACCTTCAGGAAGCGGGATAGACTCACCCTCTTCTCCTTTGATAAACACATCACTCCCTTTTTCAAAGTTTTCAGAAGTTATTTCAGTTCCGTTATCAAGCTTCATGCTTTCAAGCTGAACTTTTTCCTCAGATAATTCTATTCCTAGAACTTCTTTAATTTGGTTTAAGATTTCTGTCGCTTTCATTTATTAAATTGATTATAAACTATAAACGAATGAGAGTAGTATAATCGGTCAAATTCATTAAACTTTTCCAATGCCTTGAGCATGCATTTCACCAGTGCAACATTTTGGATGATACCTTTTTTTGTCTTTACAAAGACAACCTCTGGTCCCGCTTTTTGGTGTCATTCTTGATAAAGATTTTGTTTTTTTACTCTGCATCTTGAATAATTTTTTTGATTTGATTTATAAAATCATCAGCAGCAGCCTCTTCTTTAAGAGTCTTGTCTTTGGGTCTTTCTGTCATTTTTGAACTGAAATACGCTTCAATTGAAAATCCAGAGATGTCATTGTTTTTTACTTTTTCCCAAACTTCATCATTTGAACATTTTACAGAAATCATCCAGGTCCCAACAGGAACATTTAAGCCATAGTGTCTAGATTTGTCTTTTTCAGATTCTACAATCCAACTTTCAACAACAGTCAATCCTTGTAAATTAATATCGTGCTCAAGCGTGCTTTCTGATTGATTGCCATTTATGAAAAACATTTCAGAGGCTTTTCTAATTGTTTCCTTACTAAAAAAAATATAATAATCTTCTGGATCTCCTTTTCTAAATATTGGTTTATTTGGGACCAAGGCAGCTCCAAGCATTAATTTTTTTTCTTTGTCCTGTTCAGCAAATTTGAACTCTTGACTTTTTAATGCAATGAATGACTCCTCAATTGCTGGTGAAGAGACAACCGAAATTGCAGTTACCCCTAAATCTTCATTCTCTTCATCTAAAACTAATTCAACTATTTTCATATTTATTATTTATTATTTATCCGATTGATGCCTCTTCTATAATTGCTCGATCTAAAGCCTGTGATGTAGAAACATCACCACTAACCACAAAGGCTCTGGTTGGCGTTTTATCTTGATCGTTAATTGCTTGTGCGATTTGACTGCCTTGAGAACTTCCAACAACATTAAAAGCTGGGGGTGTTGAGACCTGCGCTCTTGGAGCACTAAGTGAAACACCGCCACCACCAGCAGCTCCCATTTTATTAGCTTTGCCTTTTGCAGCACTCACCGCTGATTTTATTGATGCAAATATTCCAGCAGCTTGAGCCGCAAATGCAAT